GGAACTGGTAGGGTTTCTAATGTAGGAACTTGGTCGGCTACAACAACAGGAAGTGTTTTTTGTTTCTCTTTTATCTCAGCATTTAGTTGTTCAACTTTTTTCTCTACAAATACTTTACCTCCTAACTGTATAGGAGATGTAATCTTGCCCTTATGTTTACAGTCTTTACACCCATCAGGGTTTAACCCCTCAAACGTAATACATTTGTATGGGCCTTTTATACCCGCTACTAATTTTTCAGTCTCATGCCGTACATAATGTGGGTGGTCTTTCGCTATGGTATGAATGTAGTCTTTGTTGTCTATGCAGTATTTAACTATAGATTCTGACGCTCTCCATAACGTGTAGTCAATCTGCGATTGATTGTCAAAACAATACTTTAATTGCTTACATTCCGGTAGTACGTTTTTAAACACACTTTTAAAGTTGCTTTCTAACGCATACGCATTTTCTTCTACAGTGGATGCGCTCTCTGGCCCTAGATTTATAGCCCCTACAAGGTCTTTAAAAGTAGAAAATTTTATAGGTTTAGAATGAAATATTACATTACACTCTACAGGGACATCTGTCTTCCTATTAAAGTATCCTGGCATACGTAGTATAGCCGCATTGTTTGCAGTTACAGCGCCATCCGCTTTTAGCTTATGTTTTTTACATAACTCTTTTAATGCTTGTGCAGTAGCCAACCATTCTCTAGGGGGTATAGCTTCTTCTAATACCCAATAAACATGTAGTCCGTTGCCGGAATTTACTAAGGTAGGTCTAGGAAGTTTTACCGCTGTTACAAACTCTCGCAAAGCCGAAGCGGCTTCAGACTGATTAGCGTACGGTTTACTAGCCCCGCAGTCTATATCAATATAAAATATCTTTTTGTCTTTTACGGTTTGTAAATTACGTTCTTCTTTTGTATACCTAGCACAACCAAAGTAAATATTCCGTTCTTCAGAATCAAACTTATCTAATATCGCCTCAGCTTCATCAAAGGTCTGTACAAACTGTTGCTGTATATCTTGACCTTTGAATCCGCAGACGCAAATATACCCCTCATCTGATAAAACCCTCCTTAGAAAGTCCATAGTTATCAGTCATCAGTCCAGTTATCCAAAACAGCAGTAAGCTCTTCTTTGTCTGGAGTAACTTTCTTAGCCTTGGCAACAACCTTCTTTACTGGCTCTTCAATAGCAACTTCTTCAACTGGCTCATCAAGTTTTTCCGGTTTTTTTATGTCAGCGCCACCGTGCTTATCCATAACGTAAGCGTTTGTTGATTCTACCCACTGTAAGAAATTAGTAAATGTAGCGGTGTCCTCATCGTTCTCTATGTTGATACCTTCTTTGGCTATATCAAAAGCAGGGGTGTAAAACTTGTTGCCGTTGTTCATAGCCCCCTCTACAGAAGACAACTTAACTGCAAACTCAGGAGGTAATTTGCCTTTTTCGTTCATAGTGCTTATAAGCGCGCCAACAGATTTATACCCTGTTTTAGATTCCACCTCATATATAAATGGTATGTCTTTGGCGGCAGAACTATCCAATTCTTCACCCTTTTCGTCTACAGCGTTATTGAACTTTATAGTGCCAAAAAGCACACGAGTTCGTCTTATAGACTTCCATAATTGCTTCTCTGTTTCAGACAAAGAATCAAAGTCCTCAATGTATCCAGACTTGCGCCCACAATTAAAACCACCTTCAGTATCTGGTAAATCACCATCTAAGTTAAGGTCCATAATACTTTTAACGTAATTCTTTAACTCAGGTACATATTTTTTGTACATGAATCTTTGCATAAACAAACGTATTGTTGGGTCGGATTGATAAATCTTAGTGCCTCCTGGAAGCTCTAACTCAAATGTTCCAGCTTCTACCACTACAGTTTTACCCTCTATCAATTGTTTTGATAAAAGTTTCAACCTAGCTAAAGTGCTAATTTTCTTACCCAGTTTTGATTTATCTGAAGTCTCACCTTGCATTCCCATAGCAGTTGCTAACTCTGCAAAATTCCCCTTCTTAAGAACTAAATCTGACATAAACATCTCCTTTATAAAAAATTAAACTTCTACTATTCAGACATACCCATAAGTTTTTGCATATCTGACATACTTTTACCCTGTACTGCTACAGAGCCTACTGCAAAATTCAAACACTCTATTACCTCATCGGACTTAGCTCTCTTTAGTACACAATCTAACTCTTCACGAGGTAGATGAGATAGAGGACTAAAAGCGACACGAGGGTAGCCATTATCGTCTATTACTTTTATTTTTGTTAACACACTGTTAATACTTAAACCCTGAGTTTTTAACATATTTGTGTATTGCTTAAACCCCATATCAGAACCCTTACTAAATAAAGAATAACTAGATATTATTAGTTGTTGTATGGGGCCATGTTCTAAAGCAGAGCCTTCGCAAACCGCTGTTTTTATATGAACCTTACAGGCTTTAGATAACCCCGCCCCAGACCCTTTTACGTTATGATCGCAAAGCGTACAAAACTTAGCTTGTTTGTTTTTTACTGTCATGTCCGGTGCTTTGGAATCACTAGACCAACAAGTTGGGGCCTTTGGTTTATTAGAGTTAAACGGGGTATCATAATACTGTCGGTGTAAATTAGGAGCACACCCAATAAAAACAACTCTTCTTGGAGTCTCTATCTCACCTAGTTTTAATTTATTCATTTACGTCTTACAGTTACTGTTTTTATACTTTCTATGTTCAACCCTTCTGGTATATCGTCTGGGTTATCGTCAAGAAAAGATTTAATATTAGACTGATGTATACGTCTCTCTAATAAATCAAACAAACCTCTAGCCTCGATAAACTTATAAAAGCTATCCCAATTGTCTGTCCAAACTTTTGATTTAGTGGTTGAATACACAGTACCGTTAGGCGTTTTTACGCTAGTGGCTCCTGCAGCTTTTAAACGTTCTTGTAACTCTTCTTCAATTACTTTGAGGTCTGCATCTAAAAGAGCTACCTGCTCACTCAATTTACGTTTAACTTCATCTTTTTTATCGCGAATTTTGACGTAAATTTTCACTATTTCGTTAGTGTCCATTTGTTTCCTTTCAAATGTATAGATTGTTGTTATTCGTTAAACAAACTGCTACACAATTAGTCTAACTGTTTTATGGCTCTATATCAAGCTCTTTTTTATATAAATCAATTAACTTTTCATGCGTCTTAAATTTACCTTGAAGCATATCGTACAGTCGTTTCTCTACAGAACTTCCTGATATATGAACAATAGTCATAGGATTTTCTTGTCCTGTTCTATCTATTCTAGCGTTGGCTTGTAGATATGTTTCCAAAGAAGTTACTGGCGCATACCAAATAATAGTATCAGCCGCAGTCAAAGTTACTCCATGCGAAGCGGCTTGGGGTTGGATAATTAATACAGTAGGATGGTCAGTTTCTTGAAACTCTTTAAATATTTGGGATCTTTTTTTAACAGACACATCCCCATTAATAATCTCGTTAGTTATTTTATGCTTATCTAAATATTCTTTAAGTATTTCTATAGTATGTTTAAAAGGCACAAAAACTAACACCTTATTACTTGTCTCTTCTATAACTTCTTTTACTACGTTTAACCTATTAGAAACATCAAACTCTATTACCTCTTTGTTGTCGGTGTATACTGCACCTCCTGATATTTGTAAAAGTTTATTTAAATTGACAGCCGCATTGACTGAACTTATCTCTTCTCCCGCAGCAGTTATAAACATATGCTTTTTTAAATCTTTGTAGTACTTGTTCTGTTGTGGGGTAAGTTTAGCCTCCCTAAATACATGAGTAACTTCTGGCAAGTCTAAACATTCTTTCTTCGTAAAACGGATAGCTGGTTGCAGTATTCTAAACACAGTATCTCCTGCAGTGTCTCTAGGTATCCATTTAAACCTACCTACGTTTGACATAACTATGTTTCTAAAAGTACCAAAAAAATTGGGGCATCTATCAGGAACGCATAGTTTACCTAAGCCAAACGCATCTACTGGTGACTGTGCAGCAGGAGTTCCGGTCATCATCCAAAGCCAAGTGTTTAAACCAAGTAATCGTTTCATAGCTTTCCATCTCTTAGTAGACACGGACTTATATGCGTTTGCCTCATCTATAATTATTAAATCAAAGTTAGCGGCTTTTATTTCTTCTTCTACTATTTCAACCCCGTCATAATTTATAATTACAAACTCTGCAGCTTTGCTTAATACTTCTTGCCGCTTTCTACGAGAACCATAAGCTACATTTACTTTTCTATGTATTGCAAACTTAAACAAGTCAGCTTCCCACGCAGAAAACATGATAGATAGAGGGCACACTACAAGAATCTTTTTTATTATGCCTTTATTTATTAAGTAATCTGCCGCCCAAATAGCAGAAGCAGTTTTGCCTGTGCCTTGTTCATTAAAACAAAACCCTCTTTTTGTTATAGACAAGAATGATGCTGTAGTCTTTTGGTGGTCCATGGGTGTGTACTGTCCCGGCCAGTCGTAATCTCTTTCTATAGGAGAGGGCACATTTTTTATGTTGAGTTCGCTTAATCGTTTAGCTTCCTCAAAACCCCAACTAACAAGAACTTCTGCGGATTCGTCATACCTTTGAACTACCTTACTTTTCGTTATGTTAGAGGTAATTTTGTCTGGGTATTTAGTGCTAACCAATAAGGCTTTATTATCTATGATTTGCATTATGCAACTGACCTATCTTTTTTTCGTTTGAAGGATCTGTTTTGTTTTTTAGATACCACACGTAAATTCTTGCGGTCGTTAGTCCCTCCTTTGGAAAGCGCTTTTATGTGGTCAACATCTTTACCCTTTCTATCAATACCAAGTTTGTCTATCTTACGTCTAGCACGTTCACGAGCATTACGAAGTGGTTGCTCTTTACGGTTCTTTTGCTGTTCGTATTCTTTTTTGTATGGTCTTTTTTTATTTACGTAAGCCATAATTAACTCCTATGTTATTTCACAACCCCCAACTGCGCAGGCCAACTCCTGAGTGCCCGTCACATTATCGTTGTGCTCTATTAATTTACCCCAATGGATTTCATTAGGCATCTTAGCTAACATTTCTTCATATTCTTTTTTAGTACATTCTTCGTATGGCGCTTGTCTATATGTCCCACCATCATGTGGTAAAAAGCTAATGCCTGATATATCGTCAAAGTTTTTCCAAACCCAGGCACCAACCTCAAGCCATTCTTCTTCTTTAACAGATATAGTTACTGAAGGTTTGTGCTCACACCAATTTTTTTGATACATCAACCAAAGCTCAAGATGTTGTATTGCTGTAAGGTCTTCTCTAACTCTAGCACCATCTGGAGCTTTTATAGGGAAAGAGAACACTACTGTCGAATCTGGTTTCATAACACAGTCTTCCGTTGGAACCCCTGACTCTTTTAAGAACGCTGTAAGAGGGTCTTTTTTGTCTCCACGAACCCTACGTATGTAATAAGGGCTATGCCTAGTATGAATGCCAGAGGCAGAGTTAGCAAGCTGACTAACAGTACCACTAGGTTTGACGCAAGTAATAGCACCAGACTGAGGTATTCCAAGAAGTTTTGCCCAAGTTTTATTAACACCGATTGAGTGGTCTCTAAGTTGCTCAAGTTTGTTTCTGGTGTCATCGCAAACCTCCCCCATCCATTTGTTGTCAAGGATACCCGTAAAGCTAACACCTAGCAACCGTTCTTCTTCTGTATTCTTTTTCCATATTTTGCGTAAATAAGGGAAATTTGTAAGGGTTGATTGCCATGTGCCTAGAATAGTAGCGATTTCTACTTTTTCTTTAAGTGTCTCTAACGTATCATTCTCACGTACCACAACCTCTGACAGGTTGCAAAAACCGTATGGTCTAAGCAAAATTTCTGAACAGGGATTTGTTCCCCACTCATAATTTGCATCTCTTCTTCCGTTTTTAGCTACTTGGCGTTTAGCGGCATCTCTTGAGAACATTCCGCGCTCCCCCGATTTGCTTTCATAAAGACTTGTCCATTCTTTTAAAAACTGACTCACATCAGGCTTTTGTTCGTACACAGCAGAGTTATTAGCTAAAGCCCTGTGCCCATTGCCATTCCACCACGCTCCAGATTTACAGGACCGCATCTTATCGTCTTCAAGTTCAGATAAAGAAATCATCGCTGATCTACGAACACCGCCTACTACGACTACTTGGCCTATCATACACATGATGTCGTGACAGTCTAAAGAAGAGAGTTTTCTGCCTAGGTTTTGCTTGAACTTATATATAGTAAATTCAAACAACTGTTTTAATGGATCTGGCCCACTCGCTCTACCACCAAAAGTTTTTAATGGTGCGCCAGCAGGGCGTATTTTTCTAAGGTCGTATTTTGGCACTTCGCCAGACCATAACAATGCAAGTAGTTGTCTATAACCTTTAGCCCATCCTTCTTTAGAATCAGATACCACAATAGTAGTTTCGGACTCAAACAACTTCTCAGGAACTTCGGGTAGTTTTTCAATGTATTTTTGCTCGCAGCTAAATCCCACACCGCAGCCGCACAAAAGAATGTAGGCGGCCTCATCGAACGCCTTCGGATCATCAATTGGTAAGTAGCTACAATTGTACCCGGCTACATTGTCACGGGCTAACGCTTTACCGCTTGTCATTATTGCTCTCATGCTAGGCACGACTTCTAAGTTTTCTATCGCACTTTGTACTTTGTTTTTTACATGCGGCTCTATTGTATATCCTGTAGCGCTTTCTAAATGGTTCGCCATAAACTCCATATATCTTTGTACTGTTTCTTTCCAATCCTCTCTTTTATTCTCACTTTCAATGTATCGTGCGTACCTGCTTTTTGCTATGAATTGGCTATAACTGTCCATCAAAACTCCTCCACTTATTGTTCAATTAATTTATGACTACGTATGTGTTTACGATCTTCTTTAGTTATACGTGCTTCTGACTTCCCAAAAATAGATAAACTACTAATGTTATTATAAGAATTTCCCCTATTTCCCGTTTCAGACTTAGGGTCTCTAGCAAAAAATTTCCAGTTTTTTGCTTTGCCTAAAGGGTGTGCAACTTTATACACTACCCCCCGTGTAATTAAACTAGCCATAGCGTTACGCGCAGTCTGTACTTCTATACGCAAGCATTTAGCTATTTCCATAGTAGAATAGCCCTTACCATAGTCTTTAGTTAAATGGTCGTATACCTTTTTACGAGCAATTGGTCCCTTGGCTCTATTTTTCACTCTATAGACCCACCAAATATATGTGTGCCTATGTGGTTAAATTTAAGTTTTGTATTCGCATACACTCTCCCACCATGCTTTCTCCACAAAGCACAGAAATGATAATCCTCAGATAATAGACATCCGGTTTCGTCAATACTTGTGTCAAAGAATTGTTTTGTAAGGGGTCTAACAAACTCTCCCTTTTCGTTTTGTTTTGTCGATGCTCTGTACTCAGGAACATGTGGTGCTAACTTCTCAAACACTTCTCTTTTAATAAGCATAAATCCTGTGCCGCCATGTCGTACCTCCACCATACCATCAGCATCAGGCTCTATTTTCTTCACGTCATGCGGTAGGTTTAAGACAAACGAAGACGAATAATTAGGTAAATCAGCTTTACCTTTGCTCGCAGCTAACGAAACTTTATCCCAATCTAGTTCTTTCTTTGGGTAGATACCACAAGCTACATCTTTATCTGCTTTATACAAAGTAGCAATAGCTTGATCGTTAAAATACATATCAGCATCTATAAACATTATGTGTGAACATTGTGTTTCGTTTAAAAATAATCTAACTAACTCATTTCTTGCACGAGGTATCAAAGACTCATTCATTAGGCTTGCTAACAAAGTCTCTACCTGTAAACCCTTGAGTGTGTTAATAGAGTTCATCAACGCAATAGTGTAGTGTCCTGTACACATACCACCATACATTGGCGTAGCTACTAGAATAGATTGAGCTATTGTTAAAGGAGATATGTTTAGCCCTGCTCGTTCCTTTTGTGATATACCAAAACCATCTCCCAAATCTAAAGCAACCTGTTCAGCGGCAGCAGTTAGTTTCTCATCAGCATCTTTAAGTTCTGCTCTGTCGTATGGAGTTAGACTATCTTTAAACTTCCCTGCGATTTTGTCGTTCATCTACTTTGTCCTTTTCTTTGTTGTGACATTGTTTACACACCCAACCATTTTTATTACGTCCACCATAGTACCCAATCAACTTAAATTCATTACAAGTTTTACAATAGACCCTTGGTTCAACCATCTTTTTTTGGTTTCTTTAGACCGTAAATATCGTAGTCACTTTCCAAGTCGTCCATGAATTGTGACCACATTACACATGGCGTTTGCTCTCCAACATACGCTCCCTCTATATTAAATTCAATATACTCAAGTGCTTCTTCAGCAGTCATACCATCTCGTGCTATAAGTATGGCAACGATCTTTTCGCCAGAATATATAAGACGATCTTCTTGCCTACCACTAGAATCCCAGATGCAAGATCGACCAATGAGAGCTTTGTCTAATCCGTCCATCTTAATCAACTCAGTCATTAAGCACTCCTATTTAAGTAAGATTTAGATATACGATCAATACAACTATTACACTGAAAACGCTTTATCCTACCCCTAACAATATACTTACCTATATCAGGACTCTTATACTGTTGACAAGACTGACACCATTTTTTTATATCTGTCATCGTCTATACTCATCTGCGTAAAGAAACATACATTTTGCTTCAAGTTCTTCATGTGTAATATCAAACTCAGCTTTGCCTAGTGTGTAGCCATCATCACGACCCACTTGATATGCGTGTTGCCAATAGGACTTCATCTGCCCTACATTCATCTCCATAAAAAACAAAATAAGTAATGCCCCAAAAACAAAAGATACTATGTGTGTCATTTTCCCTCCTCTTTTTCTACCAACTTATTTAAATACCACTGCGCTTTTTTCAAGTCTTCTAATCTATTACCCTTGCTACCTGCTCTACTTAAGTATTTAATTATGTTTCCTCTTAAATAGGCTCTAAACCCATAGCCTGTAAGTTTTGCCTCTATAAAGTCTATGGTTTCTATGCCCCCTTCTGTGTAATGCTTGGGGCTATTTACCATGTCACTCATACATACCTCTACCATTATGTTCACAATCTACAACAGGACAATAGTTACGGCACGTAAAATTTTGTTTGGGGTTCCAAACATCACACTCATATGCTTTTTCTAACCTACTTACATCAAAACTAAACTTATCCCATATCTCTTCAACCTGTGTTCTTACATATTCAGTTTTTATTAAATCTCCAGATACCAAAAAGACTAACCCTGCCTTTATATAATTAACTTCTGGAAAGTGCTTAAACGTAGCTAAACTAAGTATGGCTAACTGTTTAATATCAGCGAATCTTGCGCTTTTTCCGGTCTTGTAATCTATAACATATGCGCTATCTTCTTGATACGTTATTATCAAATCTGCGATACCCCTCCACCAAGCCTTTGGACTACCAAATTTACAGGGTTCTAGTTCTCTAGTTAACCCCATTTTATATTCACAATAATTAACACCCTCTATGCTTTTAAATATATCTAAATATCTTTTAAACTGTTCAAACTTTTTAGGTAGTGGTTTTTCGTCTCTCACATAAACTTCTGCGGCCGCATGAACATCCGTACCGTACATCATAGCTTCTGACGTTTCTTGCTTTATATCCCCAACAACTCTTAGCCTGTGGTATTTTCTAGGGCATTGTTGAAACAAAGATAATGAAGAATAAGACCACTTAACCATAAGACTTCCCATAGTATGTTTCACAGTTAAGAGGTAGATCAGGACACCAACTAGGCCTCCAAGTCATACACTCATTAATATATTCAACTGCTTGGGCTGAATCTTCATCCTTAACTACACAAGCAACTGCATCATGTACGGTCAAAACCACTTTATATTTCCTAGCAACTCGTAGCATTTGTTGCCCAATTATGCACCTAGCAACTGCCTGACATATGTTCTCAACTACTTTCCCACCATATATGTTTATACGGTCTTTCTTACTAACGTACGAATACGCTATGTCTCCAGTAGCGGTGTCTATATCTTTTTGTAGTTGGGGGTATTTTAAAGTTAGTTTATTGGGTAGTAAGAATCCTATAAAAGGCACTACCTTAATAGCTTCTTTTTGATTAGATACATCAAACATTTTACCTTTAACTATAGCGTCTAAACTTGTTTGAGCTTTTTGCCAGAATTTAGGTATGTGTGCATACGATTTTCTATAGGTTTGGATAATACCTTTACATTCCGATACACTTAATGTTTTGTTAAAAGATTTAAGTTGAATACTAAACCTAGTAGCCCCCATACCATAACCACAACCCAATATTGTAGTCTTGCCTACGAACCTTTGCTCACTTGTTATATCCTCTACTGGCCTGTTGTATATTTTAGAAGCCATTATCTTATATACATCATCCCCATTTGCAAACGCATCTACCAAATCTTGTTGGCCTGATAACCAAGCTAATACCCTAGCCTCTATTTGTGAAGAATCTGAGTTCACTATTACGTGCCCTTTAGGGGCTTCCATAGCTTTCTTCAACACAGAGTTCCTGGGAATGTTCTGCAGGTTTAGGTTGTCAGAGCCACCCCATCTGCCTGTATGAGCCGCATAATATTTTAGCGGAACTGGAAGGCTGCCCCTCCCACCAATCTCAATAAACCTCTGGGTCCTTGTCTCCTCTAAAGTTGACTTAGTTCCAAGTCTCGCAGCCACTAAAGCCTGTACTTCTGGCAATTCATGTTCCTGTAGCTTCTTGAACCCCTCATCAGTTTTAGAGAAAGCAAAAGTTTTCTTGCCTGTCCTAAGACTTATTTTCATTGGCGGTTCAACCCCTAGCGAAATTAATTTTTCTGCAAACTTAGGGTTAGACATCAAAGTATCTCTATCTGCATTAGCCTTGCTTACTAACTTTTCTTTCTCCAACTTAACATCTTCAAGATTGTTTTCTAGGAAAGGTAGGTTTAACTTGAGAACTATCTTTATCCTCC